CCACCACAACGCGCGTTGTGGTGGTGCGGGTAACCCCCCTGAAGTGACCGTCCCTCCGTTGCGTGGTAGCCTGCGTGACCGCATGCAACGCGAGAGGCGATAATGGACAACATCCTCCAGGTTCTTCCCGAGTCCAAATGGGGCTTTAGTCAGGCGTCGTACAACTTCGTAGCGAGTGCGGTGGTCAAGAGCGACCGATTCCGCAAGCTGGACCGGCGTGGTCAATACTTCCAGTGCAAGCAACACGATTGGAAGGAAGTGGACTTCGACGGGCTGATGGTGGGGCGCACCGATGGTAGTCCATCCTTCGCACAGCCGTTTCTTGCACAAGCCAAGGTCGCTCATTACGTGCCGTTGCGCCGTCGCCGTCCGAGTGCTCCGGTGCGATTGGGGCGCACCATCGTGTCGGACTTCACCAAGCTGGTATTCGGCGAGGGTCGGTTTCCCCGGCTTACCGTGCCGGGCGATACCGATGCAGAGGACTTCGTCAAGGGCTTGGTGGACACGGCGAAGCTATCGGCCGTGATGGTGTCGGCCCGCAACAAGGGAGGTAGTGCGGGTGCCGTGGGGATTAGTTGGGGGTACGTGGATGGCTTGCCCGTGGTGGAAGTGCACGAAGCGAAGTTCCTCCATGTACACGAGTGGGCTGACCGCTCGCGATGGATTCCCGCGCACGTCACCAAGGTATTCAAGTACGAGCGTGCCGTGTGGGACCCGGCGAGCCGCAAGGTAATGAACAAGGCATTCTGGTACAGGCGTGACTGGACCACCCTGGCCGACATTCACTACCTGGAGGTGGAGGCCAAAGACAACACCGAACCGGCATGGGTGATTGACGAGCAACGCAGTGCCATACACGATGACGGTGAGTGCCATCTGGTGTGGATTCAGAACACGCTGGTGGAGGAGCCTGACGGAGAGCCCGATTATGAAGGGCTGTATGACAAGCTCGATTCCCTTGACGTGCTGAATAGCGTGTTGGTGCGGGGTGGCATCAACAATCTGGACCCCACGCTCAAGCTCCGCATGGAGCCCGAGATGGTCGGGGGCATCATGGTGCGCAAGGGCAGTGACAACGCCCTGGTGACTGGCTTGCAAGGCGACGCTAGTTACATGGAGTTGGCGGGCTCGTCATTGGCCGCGGGAGATTCATTGATGGCCCGGCTCAAGCAGGAATGCTTGGACGAGGCTGAATGTGTGCACCCCGACCCTGACAAGGTGGCGAGTGCAGGGTTGAGCAGCACGGCAATCAAAGCCATCTACGCACCGATGCTCAACAAGGCAGGCATCTATCGGGTGCTGTACGGTGACCCGTTGTGCCGTCTGGTCAATGCCATGCTCCAGGCAGCGCGACGACATTGGCAGGAAGTGGAGTTGGTTGAGGAGGATGAGATTGACGAGCAGGGCAACCCCACGGGGTACACCACCCAAGTGGAGCGCAAGGTGCAGCGGTTTGTGCGATTGCCCCCCCGGGTGGTGGAGGAAACCGAGATTGACCCGGTGACCAATGAACCCACGGGCAACAAGGTTGTTCGATTGGTCGAGCGCAACCCGGGCGTGAGCGGTGAAGTGGAGTTGGTGTGGGGGGAGTATTTCGAGCCAACTGCCGACGACCTTCAAAAGCAGATTACCTCGTTCACTGCCGGTACCGCGGGCAAAGCCGTGCTCAGTCGCAAGGTTGCGGTGGAGAAGCTGAGTGCCCTGATTGGCACTGACCCCGCGGCCATGCTGCGCGACCTGGAAGGCGACGAGCGCAACAGTGCGGCAATCGACGCTACGCGCTTCGGCATGGGGACAATGCCCCCCGCGGGCGATACCGAAACCGAGCCGGTTGAAGGGACGGACCCGAATGCCGTTGCGGTGGAGGTCACTCCTGCGAAGGAGACTCCCAACATCACCCTCACCAGTACGGACCTCGGCAGCATCATCAGCGTCAACGAGGCACGGGCGCAATACGGGCTTGGTCCCATGCTGGACGCCCGGGGCAACCCCGACCCGGATGGTGCATTGACGTTGACGGAGTTCAAGGCAAAGCGTTCCACGATAGTTGCTACCGCTGCACAAGCCGAAAAGGGGCAGAAGCCCGGCGAGGCACCCCCCGAGGGGGGTGGTGGATTCTTCGGACACTGATACACTTGCTGTGAAGGAGAACGACAATGGCCGACGAGAAACAACCGTTGATTGACAGTTGGGCAATGAAGTCCCTGGTGACAGTGAATGAGGCCCGTAAGGACCGTGGCTTGCCAGCCCTCACTACCGAGGATGGCAAGCCTGA